CATCTCTTGCTTTTGCAGCGATTCCCTGAGCTCCTTGACCTCCGTCTGCAGTGCCAAGATTGTTTGGGAACCCTCTCCTTCACCCGGTTTTTTCAGAAGCCCCAGTTGGTCCAGCTGAGACAACATAGCTATCTGCGAGGATCCTCCTTCCTCTCCGGTCTTTCGCAATAGCCCCAGTTGGTCCAGCTGAGACAACATATCTATCTGCGTATCTCTCCCTTCCTCCCCTGACTTCCGTAGTAGCCCCAGTGAATCCAGCTGGGCTAGCAATCCTCCCTCCCCCTCGCCCTTTTTGAGCATCCCGAGCTTGTCCAGTTTATCCAGCATGGTCATTTCCGTGTCCTCTCCTCCTGTCTTAACACCCATTGCCTCCTTCAAACGAGCTGATTGCTCTTCCCTCTTGGTCAGCTCCTCCACCGGGTCAATCGGCTCACCCCTCTTCAAGGAGTCCTGGTACATCTGAAAGACGGCAAACTCTCCGAAGCCTATTGGTGCCTTGGGGTTTAATGTCCATGCGCCATGCTCACCCACAACGAAAGCCGGCTCCTTTCCGACATCCTCCCTCTTTTCCCTTGCCTCAATATCCTTCTTGATTTCCCTTGACAATTTCTCTGCCTCGTCCCAGGTCAGTGCCGTTTTATCAGTTGTTGATGCTACCTTGATAGCGCCGGTATCGGTGTCAATTGAGTATTTTTCCGGTGCAGTCCCCTTTCCTTTCCGTGTCTTCAGTTCTTCAGCAGACAGATCAGCTTCCTCCTCAAATCCTTCCGGTATGGGTATATTCCTGGTAGATACCCAGTGGTCCAAGATATTTTTCCTGGTAACTGGGGGGACATGGCGAGGGAATTTAGCCATCTTCCCAAGCAATTCTCTTGGGTCATCAAAGATGTCAGGGGATCCAGTGTCAGCAATGTGTTTGGTAATGATTTTAGCTGCTTTCTCAGCAACCCCATAGTCCTTGAGTAGTCCCAGGAAATCTGCTTCTACATCTGGAGTTACCCTTTCTGCTTCGGAAGCTTCCCCTGCTTCTTTGGAATCTCCTTTTCCTTCTATCTTTAATTCGTCAACCTTATCCCCTGTCATAACACACCTCCTACCTTTTACCGTAGTATCTTAATTTTCTGTAGCCTTCCTCAGTTAGCTCCCAGCAACCTCTTGTCATGTTTATCACTAGCCCTGCCTTTTTTAAGCGGTAAAGTCTATCCCTAGCACTGCGGTCAGTGTAACCAAACTCTTGAACTAGCTCATACACCCAGATGAGCTGTCTCTCCTTTATAAATTCCAGAACCTGGAGCTTATTCGCTTTTATAACCTTTGTCTGCATTTAATTGCTGATATACCGTGACCTAGCGGGGCTAGCGCCTATTTATACCCTCTTTTCTTCAGCATATATTGTTTGAGATACTGCTCTCCCAGGTTGAAGCAAAAGTTGCAGTAGTTGGTAAAATTGCCCTTGGGGTGCCTCTCAATCAGTCCCTCAATGGCAGCATACCTTGCCCACTTTTTGATTTGCTCATATGCCTCAGTTGGCATGTTGATGTGGAGGCTGACCTTGCTGGGTTCACCAGTTTCTGGTGTTGCTTCTTCTTTCTCTTCGGCTGTTTGCTCCTGTACCATTTAACTCCTCCCCGGGACGCAACCCTGCTAAAAAGGAACGGGGCAAGCCGTTCGGACCTTCTCAGCGAAGGTTGCTTGCCCCGTTTTTGTCTGCCTACCTTGACAATGTGGTCGGTATCATTTACAATCTATCATATAGGACAATGCCTGTCAAGTTTAGCTATAGCTAATAGGACACACCACTCGTTGGTACAATGTCCAAAGGAGACAGCAGGAAAGATTAACTGACTAGACGAGAAAAGGTGGGTAGCTGAAACTCTCGTTTCGGCACCCAGGAAAAACGGGGCAAGCAATATTTGCTTGCCCTTTCTTTTTTGGAAAGGCAAAAGTGGGGAGAGATGCGAAAGATAGTAGTAGCGTCGATTAAGGGTGGAGTTGGAAAGACAATGGTATCCTCCAGCCTGGCTCGCAGCCTGAAAAGGATCGGCTTCACTGTTGGCTATCTGGATGCGGATATCACCGCGCCAACCGGTAGCGAGGCGTTTGGGCTGGAGAAGCCGCCCGACTGGGGACTGGATGCTACTGCGGATGGCGGCAAGGGGGCGATTGTCCCCTATGATGCCGGGGGCATCCAGTTTATCACCCTCGCCAGCCACTTCGGGCAAGCCCCAGCAGTGCTGTGGAATGAAGAGGAGAAGATAGACGCCGCCAGGCAGTTGCTTCAGGGGGTGGTGGCCTGGGCTAACCTCGACTGGCTCATCCTGGATACCCCTCCCAGTTCGTCTGGCGAAATGCAGGCCCTTTATGAGTACATCACCGACCTCCACGGCGTGATCCTCGTCTTTCAACCCACCGATATGGCCGCCGCCGATTTGCTGAGGACACTTGACTTTCTCAAGGTCAAGAAGGTGCCGATACTGGGATTGATTGCCAATATGACCTATGCCCTCTCCCCACTCGGTGAAAGGTTTTGGCCGTTCCTATCGCCAGAGATTGATTTAGCTAGAATTTGCACGGCGTTTGGCATAACCCTGCTTGGCGAGATACCGCTGACTCCGGACAGGAAGGTGGTTGAGCAAGCCTTTGACCAGATTGCCTCAAGGCTGGATGGAGCAAAGCCCATCATCCTGAAGGAGGACATAGCCAGGAGGCTATTGAGAGAAGGGAAAAGGAAGTTATTAAAAGCAGCCGTAAGGAGACTTTAGTTATGCCTGACGAAAAGCAAAAGACAGTTACCGAAACCCTGATTGACTTCGCCCTCGAGGATAAGATGGAGCATCAGGCGGTCATGTCAAGGATTCCCACCGAAAAACTAGCGGCTGCCGTCGGCAGAAAGGGAAAACTGATTGTTGAGGGTGACGAGGGGGGGGTTTTCACCATCAAACTCACCCCCCACGGCGTTTTCAGGGATGACTCCGACAGCGACATCAGGAACGAGGTGTGGATGACCGACAGCACCTTTATCGACATAGTGATAGGGGAGCTTGACCCAAGGACAGCAAGGGCTAGAGGCCAGGTTCTTTTCAGTGGCAACAGGAGCCTTTACGACGCGGCTGAGATTATAGACGTTTTTGAGAGGTGGATGAGCAACAAGTTAAGGCCGGTCGCCCAGAAGATGCTGAGCGCTATGGCGAGGGGAGGGTAATGGCGAGACCATACTCATTATATTGGAGCGAAATATCTTGGTAGCTGAGATACCCTACGTAATCCTTATCGCTGGGGCAGCACTGGTGGGTCTGTACTTAGCAAACCTGTTTTACGATTACGGCATCCCCCAGTATATAAGCAGGAAGCTGGGGCATCTGGGTGGCTGTATCGGCTTTCTGCTTTGCCCGCTACTGTTTTCGAGCTTCTGGTGGCCACTAATCCTAACCAGCGGGTTTACTCTGTTACTCCTCTACGCCAGGCTTCTGAGACCAAAGACCTTCCGTGGAGTCGGCGGCTTGGGAAGACCTGAAGCGCTGGCTGAGATACACTTCCCGGCAACGGGTATTGTCCTCATTGGCGTCCTATGGGGAATAATGGGGCAACCCTGGCTGGCTATCGTTCCCCTCTGCTTTATGGGCGCTGGCGACGCGATAACCGGGCTCATCCGAAGTGCTGTCTATGGCAAAGAGGTTAAAGGTGCCTGGGGGAGCACCGGTATGCTGGCTGCCTGCTTAATTCTTGCCTACTTCATTCACCCTTATTGGATTGGAGCTGCAGGTGCTGGAGCCGCTACCCTTGCCGAGAAATACACCAAAACAACGAGGTTCGTGGATGACAACCTAACCATTCCTCTAGTGAGTGCACTGGTAATGGGGGTTCTACATGCGTTGGCTTGATGAATACTGGTTTGTGTGGATGCCGATAGTGACTACTCCGTCAGCTAAAGCAGACGGCTTCTTGGGACACGCTCGCACCATTGTGCCACGTTTCGTCCCAAACGCTCAGTCCAAGCGCACGAGTAAGGATATTACGGGCGGCGTTGACATCACGGTCAATGACCAGCCCGCAGGAAGGGCAGGAGTGAATACGGTCAGCAAGAGATTTAGGAACATTAGGCAGACACCCGCAGCGGGAGCATACCTGCGAAGTCCCGTTGGGGTTAACCTTAACCAGCTGCCCACCAGTTTCCTCCACTTTGTAGGCGAGCTTGGCAAGGAAAGAACCCCAGCCTGCATCACTGACCGATTGAGCCAGCATACTTCTGGCCAGCGCTTTGATATTCAAATCCTCGACGGCGACAAGGCCGTAGTTATCGGCAATCTGCCGGCTAAGTTTATGCTGGAAATCCGAACGCTGGTTACGGATGCGGGCGTGGGCCTTCTGGAGCAACCGGACGGCCTTTCGCCGGCCGGTGCTGCCTTTCTTACGCTTGGCGACCTTCCGCTGACACCGGCGCAGCTTCCCCAGTCCCGCTTTGAGGTTACGGGGATTAGCCACCAGCTCTCCATTGGAGAGGGCGGCGAAGGAACAAAGCCCCACATCGATACCTATAGCCTCCGGCGACGGCAGGGGGGAACCAACATCGATAACTACACTGAAGCAGGCGTACCACTTCCCGGCTTCATGCTTCAAGGTAAGGGTCTTAATCTCACCGGTAATAGGGCGGTGCATCTTCAGTCTGATGATGCCGACTCCCTGGGCTTTAAGCCTGCCAGCGTCCGTCAGGTGGCAGCCGTCTCCCCAGGCGGGAAAAGCATAGCTGTCAAATCTATCCCTGGACTTGAAACGAGGATATCCCGCTTTCTTCCCTGCCTTCACCCTGCGGAAGAAAGCCCTGAAGGTCTTGTCAACCCGCCGGAGCATATCCTGGCAGGCGGAGTAGTTGGCCAGTTCAAGGTTACCCGCGTCTCGTATCTCCTTGAGCTGGTTAGATTGGTCGTAGTAGTTAAGGCTCAGTTTCTGCATTCGCCACGCCTCGCGGCGTTCCTGGAGAGCGGCATTATACAGAGAGCGAGCCTCATTAAGCTGATGCTCAAGAGCTTTTGCCTGCTCTCTGTTTGGGTAAAGGCGATACTTAAAAGTCCTACGCAAAAGTTAAGCCATCCTTTTACCGACTTCGCCACCCGATACAATGACAAAGCCGGTATCGGACGGCTACATTCTTATTATACCACAGGAAAGGAGGTAGGGCAATTCCTCTGCCAGCTAAAGCAGGCAGTCCCCTTGCCCTAATTTATTATGGCGTTTCTACTGGGCTATTTTGTATTTGCACCACTAATTAAAGGAGGGTTTTAAGAAAAATGCTGCCAACTGAGGAACGAATTGAAAGAGGAGGGGAAATCTTGAAAGACAAAGTTAAAGCACACCTGTGGACCTTGCCCCGGTGGTTCGCAGCACCCTTTTTTGGATGCTCACTTTTGATAGGAGCGGTGCTAGCCGGGGGCTTGTGTCCCCATGCCTGGATAGCTCTAGTAGCTGGGCTATTAATTATGGCTGGTGGACATGCCTTCAACAGCTTTCTTGATTATGCCTGGACTGGTCTGGACAAGGGAGAGGTTGAGGACCGCAGCGCTGAGAAGGACTACACTGGAGGGCAGAATCTTATTGAAAACGGCATAGTCAGCGTGAAAGAGGTAGCCTTTAATGCTATCAGCTGGTATGTCCTGGCTCTGGTGCCAATAATCTATCTGGCAATAAATGTGAGCTGGGTACTGCTGTCGCTGGCCATCGCCGGGATGCTGATTACCTTCTGGTACTCCTGGGGAAAGTTCAACTGGACTCATGAAACAGCTCTTGCCGCTGGAGTTGGGCCTATAGCTGTTCTGATTGGCATGTTCTCGGTAAACCCGGACCCGCCCTGGCTGGTTGGGTTAATAGTAAGCGTTCCTACTGCTATAGTGCTCTGCTACCTCGGGCTGGCTTTTGATGAGTGGCCCGACGCTGAGCAAAACCTCAAGAAGGGGGTTAAGAGCCTGGCCTACAAGGTCTGGGAGTATGGTATTGCTCTGGAGTGGTATGTAATGTCGTGGTTCCTGTTCGTGTTACTTTACCAAGTCTTCCTCATCTATTTAGGCATCCTTGCCCCGATGACAGCGATAACTTTCTTTACCTTCCCCGGACTGATGGCCACCCTTGTTTTACTAAGAGGTAACTTCAGGAAGGTTGGGGGGTTCGTGGTGCTGGTGGCAGCCTGCTACCCAATATTGCTTCTGGTAGGCCAAATCGTAGGGGACTAGATGTGCACTAATGTATAAACCAGAACCGGGCGATGTTATCTTAATGAGAAGCGAGGAGACCGGTATCTATCGGAAACTCAAAGACTGGCTGCTAGGTAGCAAGTGGGGCCACGTAGCAATCTACTTCGCTACCACAAAGCGCGGGCTACCGCTGGTAATTGAAAGCATCGGTCGTGGAGTCCTAATCCGGGCGCTTACTGCATCAGCAGGGAGGTATATGCTGGTTCTGAGGCACGAGGACGAAGGAAAAGCCATGAAGGCTGCAAAACGAGCAGAAATAATAGCAGATAACCCCAGTTCGTGGTACGACTATTGGGCTATCCCTCGCTACATCCTTCTCAGGCTTATCTGGTACAAGCTGACCAGGCGAAGGTTTGGCTTCGGCTACCTTCATAACTCCCACTTTATCTGCTCCGAGCTGGTAGATGAGGCGTACGATTTCATAATCCCGAAGCCTCCGCTCCCACAGGACTTCCTTACGGTTCCAGAACTACACCCTGTTTGGGAGGGCACCTATGGTAGATAAACTGGCTGATATTTACTACTTCATTTGGGGGCTGTTTGATGTATGGTCTGGCTGGTATTCATAAGGAGGTAGCAATGAACGCGGTATTACTCACCGGTGCAAGCGGATTCGTGGGGCAAGCTCTTATTCCCAAATTGCTGGCAAAAGGACATAAGGTTTACGGTCTCTCACGGCACCCGCCAGAGGCTAGAGAAAACCTCATCCCCCTGGTTGGGGACATCACTGAACCTAACCTGGGACTGGGGGATGTGCCCGGGGATATCCACTGCGTCCACCACCTGGCTGGCATCCACCGCCTGGGGGAGGATAGGGACGGGTCAATATGGCAAACGAATGTTGAGGGTACCAGGAATGTCATTGACTTCTGCGAAAGGTATGAGATACCCTGCCTCTACTTTACCTCGACCGCCTACACCCAGGGGAGAAACACCTACGAACAGTCCAAGGCTTTCTGTGAGTCAATGGTAGGTGAGTCCAGGATTCCCAGGGTTACTATCTTCAAGCCCTCAATAATCATGGGCACCCCCCAGCACTTCTACCCCGGCCACTTTTCCCAGTTTATCACCCTGGTAGTCAAAGTACATCAGAGAGCGGAGGTCGTAAGGCGCAGGATTGAGGGGTCGCTGCGGCTGCCGATAATTGAGCCAGTGTTCCAAATCAGGGCTAACCCTGGCGGTAAATTGAACCTCATCTCAATAGATGATGTCGCCGATGCCATGGCCAGGATTGATAAACCGGGCACTTACTGGCTTACTCACCCCAATCCACCTACTTTAGCACAACTGATAGAGTGGGTCGGTGAGTTCATTATGGTCAGGATGGTAATTAAGGATGACTTCCACCCGACACCAATTGAAGCCGGTTTTCAGAAGATGACAAGTGCTTTCACTCCATATATGTGGGGAGATGAGTTCCCCAGCGACTTGAAGCGTTGCCTGCCCATCAGTAAAGAATTCATCCACGACACTATAAGAGAAGCCTTTCATCAAGCCTTGACATAGCGTAAACTAGAGCTTACAATTTTAAGAACGGGGCAAGCGACCTTCTTGGTAACTTGGCTCGTTACTTTTTGGAGGTAAGACATGGTAGTGGAAAGAGTAGAAAAGGCCCTCGGCCTCCCCCGGCTTTCCCAGATTGCCGAGTCAATGGAGAAATTTCCCGACTCCAGACAGCTCAAGCTTATCAAGGACGTGTTGACAGTAGCCGAACGGGTATCCCAATCCGCGCCTGAACTTGACCAGGTTATCAGCCTTATCAGGGAAATCAACTCAATGCCTGTTGAGAAGCTGGAGAAGCTGGAGAAACTCCTCAAGCGAATTGACAAGATGCTCAAAAATGCTCCCCAGGACTTACTGCAGTTCGTAACGAGTCTGAAGGAGGAGTGATGCTTGACCCCGAAACAGGATTAGCCATCTTTCTAATATCAGGAATAGGTGGTCTAATAACCTACTCAGCTTTCATCTATGCCGAGAAAGCAGGGCCAAAACTCACCTTTGCCGATTTGAGACCTTGCTTGCCATGGGAAGGTTTGCCATTGCCCCGTTTTGTTTATACCAAGCCAGAACTTCTATCTGAGGTGAGAAGGAGATAAATTATGAACGCATCTATCCCCAGCCTGCTTATCAATTCCATCAGCAAAGCCGCGGCCAATGCTACTGTGTCCCCAGGAGTCTTACAGCCATGGGTTGCTGAGATAAACGCCCATGTAGCTGAAAAAGGAAAATTTACCAAGTCTCAGGTTGCCTACCTGCCGTTTTCACCGCCTCCGGTGTTCTGGGATTATAAGTGCCGGAAGTGCCGTTTCTGGCAATCGCCAGACTCCTGCACGGTAGTAGATGGCAAAATATCGCCGGGAGCTTGGTGCGCCATCTGGCTTCCACCTGAAGACAAGCCAGCCTTCTCCTGGGTGAGAGAACTAAGCAGAGGGGATTGGTGATATGGCAGAACCAGAAATTTTAGGTAGAAAATGAATTTCCGTGAACCCCCAAATCCCCAGGCAGAATTTATTGCTGCCTTTGATAGAAGCTATACCAAAGCATTTGCTGGGTTTCCTAAAGCTCCTCCTGACCATGCTATAGGTCTCCGTGGAATTGCTAAAGAACTTGGTATGGATTTTAACAGCCCAGCGTTCAAGAACAGGGTAGAAGGACTAATTGAAATGGGAGGGAAGAGTCCGTTTATATTCGCTCCAGATAGAGAGGCAAAGAATAACCTCCTGATTCGTATGCCTGGTGAATTACATGAGCAGTCCATGGGGCTTGCAACTAGGAGACCAGTGGCTAAGGCTGGCGTTCCTCCGGTAAAATCACCTGTTGCTCCAGCAGCTCCCCCAGTATTCCGTGAACCCCCAGCGGAGAGTAACCCGGGGAAAGAGCCCTGGCAGATGACGAAAGCGGAGTATGTTGATGGGCACGTTCGTTCTCCTGCTATGCACAAGTACGGAGTCCAAAAAGCCCTCTCCGAAGGCAAGCCAGTCCCGCCTGAGGTATTGAAGGACTATCCTGATTTAGCCAAGAGTAACCCGGGAGATGAGAGGTTATTAGTAGAAGAAGCTGCTTATATGAACTCCAAATTCCCAGGTCATAACTTCAAAGAAGGAGAGACCTTGAGAGAAGCAATGGCTAGGGAAGGTTTTGAATGGCCATTTCTCCCAACAGGCTGGCAACCAACGCTTGAAAAGATGCCTGGTCGTAAGATTAGTCCTGAAGTTGTCCTTCAAAAGAAGATTGATAAATTAGAAGACAAATTAGCTGATTTGCTAACATCCATAGATGAAGCGGAGAGTGCTGGAAGGGATACCGCTGCATTGGAAACACGGAGGGATGCGCTAGAGTTGCAGTTGGCTAAGTTAGAAGATGCCCAATCTGAGGCAATCCACAAAGCCGAGGCTGTTACTCACGAGGTTAAAGAGCCCTGGCAAATGACGCAAGCTGAATATAGCCAGTGGGCTAGCTCGTTGGAGAAGCGATATAATGAGATATTGGGAGGACCTGTTGACCCACAATCACCTGTTGGTAGAGAAGCAGAACAAAGGGCATTTAGTCAACTAAAGAAAGAAACAGGGCTGACGCAACTAACCTTCACTGACATGGCTGGCTGGGGGCATAAGGCAAAGGTAAGATTGGCCCTCTCTGAAGGCAAGCCGGTACCGCCAGAGGTATTGAAGGACTATCCTGATTTAGCCAAGAGTAATCCGGGAGATGAGAGGTTATTCAAGGTAGCAATTGAACTTGAGCCACTTAGGGTAGCTAAGCAATGGGGGTATGAGGTTCACCGATTGTCTCCCAAGGATGTTGTAGACAAGGAAGACTATGCGAGAGGCTACCGTTATCGCTTATCAAAAGCAGACCCCACTCAACCCTACCCCCAAATTGTAATGGCTCGTAGCGAAGGTGAAGTAGCAACTTTCCTAAAGAGACAAATAGGGGGGGATCCCCACCCAGAAGTCGGCACCTGCTACGAGGATGCTTGGAGATTCGTTATCAAAGAGGAAGAAGGAGACCTAATTCACGGGATAGTTGAAAGCAAAGGTAAAAGAATAGGACATGCCTGGGTTGAGTTACCAACTGGGTTTATCTGGGAGCCCGAGACCGGAAAGTATTTTACTCGCGAGGCTTTTAACATCGCGGCTTCTCCTATAGAAGAGCACAGATACACTGTGGAAGAGGCAGCCATTATGCTCGCAAGAGTCGGCAAGCATGGTCCGTGGACCGAAGAGGAAAGGCTGCGTATTCTAAAAGGAGGTAATCCAATGCCTAGAACAGAATCTGAACGTCTATCATTTCACGAGCGGATATTCGGCAAGGGCTCAACACCCCCGCTGGAGAGACTGGGGAGAGGGCAGACAGTCAATGACCTTTTGCCTATGCCTCCAGAAAGTGGTCCCCCGCTACCCCGCGCACTGGGACTCCGCTGGCCATGGAAGAAGTAGGTAACTATGGCTACTAAGGTCACTGTTGAATGCCCCCTATGCGGCGAGGTGCTAGAGGTCACAGAGTACGATAGGGTTAGTAGAACTGATATGTTGCTGGCTCATATCGTCACCAAACACCTGAGCCAGGTGCGTCCTGCCGCACCACAAGAAGGACCACCCTTGCCCCGGGGATGGGGTATCAAGTGGCCATGGGGGGAAGATGTAGCAGAGAAACTAGCTAAAAGGATTACTAAAGGTCTAAAGAAAAGAGGGGAGGTGTAGATATGCCCTTTGGAGTTCCGAGGTCGGAAAGCGAGAGATTAGCCAGGCACCAATCAATATTTGGGGCTGATACCTTGCCACCCGAAATAAGACAGAGACTCGGACCCAGCATGAGCACCCCAGCTGAGGTGCTCTGGTCATGGCTTCCGGCATCACCAACCGGACCTGACGGTAAGCTCCAGCCACCGCTACCACGTTGGCTCATCGTGAAGATGAGAGGTGCCGGCAGGAGGCTATGACCTGTGAACTGTGCGAGCTGGTCAGAGGTAAAGTGGTAACCAGAGAGTACTACTCCGATAACAGGGTTACCATAGTTGACTGCCTAACCTGCGGTAAAGACCACCCGATGATAGTACTTAATCATCACGGACCTCCTGAACCCGGAAATCAGGAAGGAACAAAGGAAGGTAAAAGACCATATCCACTGGCATATTAACGGGGAATTCCTCAAATGATATTACTAAGAGAGGTTGATAGACCAAAATCCCTTGGGAAGAAACTAGCTGAGTATCTGGCCAAGCCTCCTCAGCCTATCCTGCGCTTCTACAGCGACTTTGCCACTGAGACAGCCGACGGCAAAAGGCATCTGCTCTTTGCGGTTAGAAACGGAGTGCCTCTACCACTCCTGTATGGTATTTATGCCAAGGCTACCTATGACTCATTCGTTGATTACATTGAGAAAACTGACCACATCGGCCCGTTCTCTGTTGACAACTGGAGGCTCACGCTTGACACTACCAGCCCAGCACAAATAGAATTGCGAGTAGGGCTTATCCCCCTAGAAATACTGTTAGACGAAGCGAAGGTAGTAGTTTGAGGATATTTACTGGCCCTACAGTACCCACGCCTTTTGGAGGTAGCATAAAGTTACCTGACCTGGAAACTCCCCCGCTCAAGCTACCCGCAGTGCCCGACGAGCGCGGCAGGAAGGCTATTGGGCATGGCGTTGGTGAGGATGCGGCGGCTATTATTGGTTTAATCCCCTGGGTGGGCGAGATTGTGGAGGACGCTCTCCAGGACATGCACCATGTCGAGATAAAGAACATCCTCACCGCTGAGGAATACCGGAAATTCGCTAATTATAACAAGAGTCTGCCTTCCGCCCTAGCGCTGGCTAGGACATTATGTTTTAAGGAGGTCTGAAATGGCGCAAGCTAAACTAGGAGAATTTGGCGACATGGTTGCCATTGAGCTAACCGAGCCTCTCCCCAGCACCGGTGTTGCTGACAGCACCTACAAGATTGAAGGCTCAGTCAAGGTCCTTGGCATAGGTGCTCCGCCCTTCGTCTATGCCAGGATAAGATTTAAGGAATGGTACAAGCCTGAATTTGCCGAAGAGGTAAAGTATGAGCGTGCTATCCCCAAGCCGGTAACTGGCGACTTCTCCATTGACTTCAAACCGGAGAAGGAGGGCGACTACGAGGTTACTATAGTAGCTACGCCAGCACTACTACCTCTACCTGTCATTGGGGTGTCCCCGGAAGTGGGTGAAAGCGACGTGATGAAGATTGACGTCGGTAGCAAGCCACCGGCAGTATTCAGGTTCGCGGGTATAAGGATTGATGGGAACGACATATCACTGGGCGACCATGATGTTGACTCAGGCTTGCTTCTGGATAAGAAAACCACCGACTCTTTAGACATAGTCCCCGCCTTTGAGTGGACGGGCCCCAGCAAGAGTGCCACCATAAGCATAAAGGTTGGCTTTAGAGACTGGAAGGGCGGCTTTACCCCCAAGACTAGCGCCTACACTCGCACCTTCACCTTGCCTGAATCACCGACAGTCCCCTACAGTGGTGAACTGGCGGAGGCGATAAAGGTCCCGCTTACTGCTTGCGGCGATATTAGCGATGGTGCAGTGGAGATTGTGGCCAAGCTCCCGGATATGCCTGACTACATCTCCCATATCTGGAATGTCTACCGGACAACGCCTGCGCTAAAGCCTGCCTTCAGATTCACCGTGATAACCATTGACGGCCACGGAATAGAATTAACCAACAAGGATGCCGACGCCGGGTTGTTACTTAAAAAGACTACTGCCGACTCTCTCGCAATAAAGCCGACACATGAGTGGAGAGGCATGGAAAAGGCAGCCACCATAAGCATAAAGGCCGGCTATAGGGACTGGGCAGGTGCCTTTACCCCAAAGTCGGGAGCTTACACACACTCTTTTAGGCTGCCTGAATCGCTGGAAAAGTTCACCGAGCAAACCCTTGATGAGCCAATAATAGTTCCGCTGGTTGCCTGCGGCGGGCTAACCGACGGCGCGGTAGAGGTAGTGTTGAAGATAGATGGTTTTGACGACTACATCAGCCGCATCTGGAATGTCTACAGCACTAAAGAGGCAGCGCCACAAACCCTGCAGGTGGATATTACACCCTCTGAAGGAGGGTATGTAACCACTGAACCCCAGGCAACAGAAGGCCACCCTGAAGAGATGTGGTACAACGATGATACCGGCAAGTTCACCTATGGCACAAAGGTCAGAGTAGAAGCTCACCCAAATCCAGGCTATGAGTTTGACCACTGGTCTGACGAGATAGAAGGTGGCGTGAGTTACAACAACCCTGAGAATGTTGCTGGAGTGATGGATGAACACAGAGCGGTCAAGTGCCACTTCAGAGAGATTGAGGAGGCGCTACAGACTCTGGAGATTGATATTACCCCATCAGGCGGTGGCTATGTAACCACCGACCCTCCGCCCGAAGTTGGCCCGTCAAAGTGGTACGACGGCTCAACCGGCAAGTTCATCTATGGCACAAAGGTCAGAGTAGAAGCTCACCCGAACCCAGGCTACCGGTTTGACCACTGGTCTGACGAGATAGAGGGCGGGACGAGTTACAGCAACCCCGAGTATGTCTCCGGAGCGATGACTGAGCACAAGGCAGTCAAGTGTCACTTCAGGGAGATTGAACAAGAGCTGCAGACCCTGGAGGTGGACATTACACCCGCCGAGGGCGGCTATGTAACCACCAACCCTCCACCTGAAGTGGGACCAGAGAAGTGGTATAACGGCTCAACCGGGAAATTTAAGTATGGCGAAAGAGTCCAGGTAACCGCCCATGCCAATCCAAACTATGTCTTTGACCACTGGTCTGATGAAATAGAGGGCGGGGGTTACTATGAGACTGCTTATGTCTCGGGGGTGATGGACTCTCATAAAGCAGTCAAGTGTCACTTCAGGGAGATTACAACCTATACCCTGACCACTCACGTGGAGCCATACAATGGGGGAACAGTTACTCCGAGCAGCGGCAAATATCCTGATGGCGAATATGTCACCTTAGTTGCTACACCCGCCGGCGACTTTGACTTTGACCATTGGAGTGGCGACGCCAGTGGCATCACCGCGCAAACAGGCGTCTATATGAATAGCAATAAAGACGTTACTGCCCACTTCAAGTCAAAGATGCCTGGGCCAGACACGATTGTTACCTTCCTTGTTGATACCATAGGTGAACCGTTTGCTACTAGCTATATATTGCTTTACCACTACGATACGCACGGCAACATGGACTGGCAAGATGGTATTATGCACCCGCCTGCCGACAAAATACGCGTTACCGCCGCTAGTGGTGGCATACTTTCCTGCTTCTGCTGTAGCTCAATAACCGGTGAATGGGGAGAGCAGAAATGGAGTAATCCCTTTGGTGCCGTGGATGGTGAAGAGTATCAATACGATATTGCCTCGGGTATGGTCTATGGACCACTTTAGGAGATACGATGCCCAAAGAAGAGTTTGAGAGATTAAAAGAGGCGCTAAAGAAGCCGGTCTCCAGAGAGGCGATGAAGGAAGCCGCCGAGCGCTTCAAGGAGTACGAGGAGGCTAAGCCTAAAAAGCGGTCCAAGCCAACGCTGGTGAGCTTAAAATTTAAGGCACCTTACCCTACTGCTATTGAACTTAAAGATATTCCCAAAGAGCTTGAACGAAATCCTGCCTTTTTTGAATTACTCTCTCGTGTGATAGGGAAAACTAAAAAATGATTGAGCGAATTTGCCAACAGTGCGGTAAGAGTTTCCTTGCTAGACCTCATGATGTTAAAAGGGGACGGGCTAAATATTGTTCCCTAGATTGCTTGCATCAATCTCAGGTAGGTAAACCCTTATCTGAAGCACGGAGAAGGAAAATATCAGCAAGCTTGATGGGAAACATCTCAGCTTTTAAGGGTAAACATCATTCAGACGAAGCGAAAGCGAAGCTAGCCAAAGCCCATATTGGTAAAGACTTTCTCACTGAAAGTGGCAGGGAAGCTATATCAAAGGCAAACAAAGATAAGTTTATCCCCGAAGAAACTAGAAAGGTCCTCTCGCAAAATACTAAAGCATGGCGGGCTAGGCTCAAATTGAACCCTCGGCAATATGCCCGGTTCATAGAGCGACAAAGGGAATCAAATAAAAGAAATTGGCAAGACCCCGACTTTGTAGCTAAAATGGTTGCATCATGGCAAAGAAGCCCTACAAAGCCTGAAAAGCAGTTAGAGGCTATTCTCAATAAACATTCCCCCCAGTACCAATACAATGGTGATGGTAGGCTTGGGATTACCCTAGGCGGTTTGACTCCTGATTTCCCCAATGTTAATGGTAAGAAAGACTTAATTGAGGTTTTCGGAGATTATTACCACTCACCTGAAGTTCTAGGAGATAGGTGGCAAGGTAGTGAGTTAGGCAAAATAATGGTTTACAATTCACTGGGATGGAAATGCCTTGTCATATGGGAACATGAACTAGAAGAATTGAGTGAGGAAGAAATAGTCACGAAAGTTAAAAAATTCGTGAAGGAGAAATAATAGTGCCTGCTACCGTTTGCATGGCCGATTTTGATTTGCCCACTCGCTCGGCCTCAGGCTACCTTTTAAGGTGGGTAGCGCCTCGCCTGGAGCCGGTCCACCTGTTGTCTTTTCTCGACCGCAGGCTACCCTTTGAGCTTGCTGCCCCCCAGTCTGATATAATCATCGGGACCGGGCATGGGTCAGAAGATGCTTTTACCGGGCAGAACGAGGTAATAATCCTTGAGATAGGAAGATATGCCCCCAGGGAGGTTGAAGGGAAAGTAATAAAGCTCCTGTCTTGCCAGTGTGGGGTGGCCCTCGGACCAGACATGGTGAGAAATGGGGCTTCAGCCGTCCTTGCCTATGTAGATGACTACGTCTGGGTCGTGGATGCCGATTTAGCCTTCACCCCCTGGGCAGACAGCGAGTACGCGGCACCGTGCCTAATACCAGTAATTGATGGGCTCAATGCCCTGCTTGATGGTAAAACGGCTGGAGAGGCTATGGAAATAGAGCGTGAGGGGTATTTAAGGAACGCCAGTGTGGAGGATGATGAGCTGGTAAGGTCCTGCATTGAGTTTAATCACGACAACGCTGTCCTGCTCGGCGACCCTGAGGCCAGAGTTAAAGCAAGACCGAGAATAATATTCCCCATCCCGCCTCCCCCGATGCTTATACCTATCACTTGAGAATTTAGATAAGGAGGTGATGTACAGGAAGAAATAGTTTACACATTGTAAGGATACCTTGACAATTCCTCTATTTTGTGTCTACAATTAAATTACTGAAAGGCGGGTAGTTGCTGAAACATTGGGTTTTGGCTACCCGCCTTTACTTTTGCTTCGGTGACTACCCGAGAAAAACGGGGCAAGCAACCTTCGCTGAGAAGGTTTAACGGCTTGCCCCGTTCCTTTTTGGCGGAGGTTGCTACCCCAAAGAAGGAGGAAAACATGGCAGTAGTAGGATTACCCGACCCGAAGACCCTTGTCGACAGCGTCGCTGATGGAGTGATTGAGGCAGCCGAAGGACCAGCCCGGGTGGCAACCAATGTTGCCGCAGTTGCCGCTGTCTTTGCCGCAGAGGTGAAGGCCAACATGGACACCGTCAAAAACCAGATGCCTGACAACCCCGCTGTCATCCCCGATGCGGCGATAAAGGCAGCGGGTCAAACAGTCAAGGCCGGACTTGGGATGTTTGAAGGCATCGGTAGAGGTGTCATGGACACTTTTGAGGCAGTCAAATCCCAAATCAACAGAGTTTTATAGGAGGAGGTAAATATGAAGAACATTAGAGCTATCCTCGCTGACGCCACCAAGTACCCGGCGGCAATAGAAGCCAAGCTGCCGGAAGGCGCCCCGAAAATCTCCACCATGCTGCTTGACGCGGCAAGCAAGATTCCAGCGGAGATACCTGACCTTCCCATAGATGTGCCAGCCCTGCCAGCACCCCCTGAGCTTCCCGCATTACCCACACCACCAGGCGGCACTGAACTCAGAAGGTATGTCACCGGTGTCACGGTAACCCCGGTGGAGAGGCTACCGGCCCCAACACCAGCGATTGCCCCAACATCACCCCCAGTAACACCCCTGCAGCAGGCATATACCCAGCCTATTGAAGGGGTGGTGGGCACAGTCCAAGTAAGAAGGGGGATGTAATAATCCCACCAAATACTAAGGAGGTATTATGAACACATCAGTTATTGAAACCCTGAATAAGGCTGGACTCTATCGAGAGACTGGCCGCATGGCTGAGCAAACGCTCAAGACCATCCTGCCCGACGGGCAAATCACCGAGCACCTGATGGCCGAGATTGACTACTACGACCTCAAAACCCTCGGCGACGAACTGGAAATTCTCATTGCCCAGGAGAACCCCTGGATTCAGGCCCTCTATGCCAAGAACGCGGTGGCTATCGCCAACGCCGTCCGGACGGTCAACGTCGAGAGCGCTTCTGGCTTCAAGGGCGCAGTCGGCAGCGGTCGCCAGCTGGATGTCTTGAGGTTCCGCGCCGAGCAGTTCCAGGACCCATCGGCGGCTGGTATTGCCACCAGGAATACCTGGGCCTACAACGAGGCTGCGGCACCAGTAAACCGCCAGTTCATCGTCCATCCTGATGCCTTAGGTGCCTTCATCCACGGCGACCTGACCATGGGCACCACTGAGTCCATCCTGATTTTCGGCTTCGCCAATCCTGCCTGGACGCCAATCACCAGCGCCATCCAGAATACCTACCTCGGCAGGGTATACAACATCCAGAACGCTGACTTTGACCTAGCCCAGATTTGGGACCACTTCCCCCTGGTAGAGCTAAAAGAGCCCTTCATCCTCTATCCGCGGGAGAGTGGCAGGGTGGATGTCCGCTACAACCAGGACGGCGATGACGAGCTCCAGCCGGTTGGACTCTGGATAAAGATGAGCCAGAACCTCAGACTTTTGGCCTCGAGCTAAAGCTAACTAAGCTACCGTAGGCTGACGGGAGGTAACGCCCCCCTGAAAATGGGGGGAATCAGCTAATAATTTTCAGGAGGTCCTAATGAGAGGACAACAGGCAAGAGGTAAAGTGTATGCCAGGAGACTGGGGGGTGACCTTGACCTGGGGCTGGAGCCGAGACGCATCAAGCAGATTCGGGCTGCGACCTATGCAAAGGACTGGGCTCGCATAATGACTCCAGGAGGCTTGCTACCTGGTGGTGTGTGGCAGGATATCTACACACAGAGCGAGACCCAGAACTTCCGCATAGGTGCCAGAATGGTGGTCGATGATAGAGTATTCCACTATTCCTATGCCCAGGAAGCCCTCATCAAGATGATGGGCGGCTACAATCACAACCAGTTTCCTATCAATGCTGCCCTGACGATACAGGCCACTGCCGGCAATTACTGGATAAGCGTGCCAGAGTTGACCTGTGCTGCTGATGACTACGCTGGCGGCTGGATAGTAATGTTCACCGCCCCTTTACAGATGCGGCGCATCCTCGGCAACGACGCCAGCGATGGGGCTGAAGCAATCCTGTACCTTGATGGACCCTGGGAGGGGACTGGCGTTATCGGGACCTGGGTCACTGGCTATCCGAGCATCTACGGTAATGTTCGTTGCCCACCTGCGCCAGACCCCGACTATATCTCGTTTGTCGTTGTACCATGGATAATGGTAGACAATGCGCACTGGTTCTGGGGTCAGACCTGGGGGCCGTGCTATGGGGTTGCCGGGCATACTGTACCTGGTGCTACGCCGAATAACCGATGGGTAGCCTTCTCGACCGCCGGTAATATTATTTCCAATGCAGATGCTAACATCGGCGCCGGCCAACAGCTTGCTGGATACCTGCTCCCGAGGACATCACTTGGCGCTGGCGACCAGCTCTACATGTTGCAACTACAACCGTAGGAGGAGATATGGCTAAGAAGTTAGCTTTTAGCCCACCTCAGTGTGAGTGTGGGTGTGACCTAATCGGTAAGAAGGCTGATGTGGCTGGGATGAAGGGTAATATACCTATGGGTTATTGCCCAGATTGCGGTAAGGCACATCCTTTGGTTTCTTCAGTGGTTAGAGAGCCAGAGCCCGAACCTGAAATTGAATAGCAAACTATCCAGCACTTTGTGCTGAGCCAGGGGTGCTAATTAGCACCTGCTGAGTCCTAACCTATAAAAGGAGGTTAGAGAAATGGCTTGCGATGGAGCGGGTGGCGCCGGAGGACTAGGAGCCGTCTTTAGATGGGTTAGAGACCTGTGGCTCTGGTGGTTCAAAGGCCAGCCTGAAAATCTAGGAATAAAGTACTACGTTGACGGCACCAATGGTGACGATACCAACGATGGCAAGAGCTGGCAGTGCCCCTTTCTGACGATACAACATGCCATTGACGTCCAGGATGCCAACAATACCAACCTTGGTGACGTTATCTACATTGCCCCCGGCAATTACGCTGAAAGCTTGACTGGGGGTGCGACCACTGGAATCCTGACCAGGGTATCAGTAATCGGCGTCAAGGGAGATTACCCCTGGCACATCGTCTCGGTGAGACCGACCGACGGTTACGCCTTTCACGGCACGCTGTTTGAGACCCTTATCAAGAACATATGCTTTGTGAGTGCCGATACTCTCAACAAGGACTACCCGGCGGTCGAGCTTGACAATGCTCGCTACTCCATTATCGAAGACTGCCACTTTGTCGGTAGAGACCCGACCTGCGTCGAGGGCCTGCAAATCGGTAACCGTGACGCGGTAGCTACCATAGCCCACTTCGACTACTGCATCGTCAGAAACTGCCGCTTTGATACCTGGTACGGCACCGCCTCCCAGTTTACCTTTGGTATCAAGCTGGGCAGGGTCGGCTACGATGCTGGCTGCTCGGTCAAGTACATGGTAGGCACCAGTATTGAGGACTGCTTCATCTATGCCAAGGAGTATGGCGTCTACATTGGCGTCTACACTGCCGACTTCTCCGTAATCCAGCGCAACGCAATAGATTCCCTGGAGCACGAGAAGGGGTGCACCACCAGGGGCGTAGAGTTTTATGGCGGCTGGCCGATGGTTCTGAATAACCGGATAAACGCAATTGATGCCATCATGGTAACGGCTAGCGCGCTTGTACCTCAGAGAGTCTTGGGCAACTGGGTAGCCAATAACGGAGTGATGGCAACCGAGAACCCGGCGCTGACATAAGGGAGGTTAATATGGCTCTTGAAATATCGAACTTGGGACGGCGGATATCAGGTGAAACTGGCTTTGTCATGCCCCACTACAACGAAGGCCTGGAATATTATGTTGATGGGGCTAGCGGTGATGACACCAATAACGGGCGAACCTGGGACTATGCCTTTAAGACCATACAACATGCCATTGACGTCCAGGTGGCAGCTCCTTCAGGCAAGGGCGATGTCATCTGGATTGCGCCCGGCAATTACGTTGAGAGCCTTACCGGAACTCTGACCAGGGTTGCCCTGATTGGTGTTCCTGGGAACTATCCCTGGCACATTGCCTCGGTTAGACCACCCGAAAGTTATGCCTATAATGGGACTCTCTTTGAAGCTCTTATCAAGAACATCTGTTTCCTGAGTGCAGAGTCGACGCATCCAGAGTATCCAGTAGTGCTACTGGATAATGCCCGATACTCTATTATCGAGGATTGCCACTTTGTTGGCAGAACAGAAACGCCTTCAGAAGCTGGAATCCAAATTGGCCCGACGGCTGATGATGATACTGAGTGTCACCTTGACTACTGTATTATCAGGAATAACCGCTTTGACACCTGGTTTGGGCATAACTCTGAGTGCTACGCTGGGATTAAGATAGGCGCAGTGGGTGGTGCTGGAGGTGGTGCAAAGCAGATAGTTGGCACTACCATTGAGGACAACGTAATTTACGCAGCTAATTACGGCATGTATTTCTGCGTTGGTACACCAAATGCCGACTACTGTGTTATAAGGCGCAACCTGATAGATTCTATGAAAAGGCAAAATGGCTGTAGTGTTGCCGGGATAGAATTTATGGCTGGGGACTTTCCCGTAATTGCAGATAATCGGATTAACGCTGAAGATGCAATTATTTATCCGGCTGCCAATAAAGAGAGGGTTTTTTGGAACTGCGTAACTAATGCGGGGGTTGGACCAGTAATGGAGAACCCAACTAGCACTTAATCCTAATAAACAGCCCTGGGCGGGGGCAGAAACTCGCCCAACAAAAAACGGGGCAAGCAACCTTCGCTGAGAAGGTTTGAACGGCTTGCCTCGTTCCTTTTTAGCAGGGTTGCTTGCCCAAAGACTTACTCTCCTTGGAGAGAGGAGAGAAGAGGAGGTAAGTATGATAGAACTACGACCTATGCCGGAAGCCACGGTGACTCCCGGCCAGCCTAAACTGCTCCAGGAAGGCTTCTTCGTCCGCTTCACCGATGTCTGGCCGGTCACCCTGCCCCATGTCTCGGGTAAGTTCTTCCGGATTGCCAGGACCAATGAGGTCCCCTATGACCTGCACTACATCCTGCCCATAAATGACTACCGGGATGTGGACTTCTCCAACAGTGCTGGCGGCGAGAACATCTACCCCGAGAACACCAAGACCCTCTATGAAGTGGCCATGGGCTTTAAGCTAGCCAATGCCCTGTTTCACTTCTACATCCCTGCCGGTGAGTATGTGAGCCGGCTGGAGCAGGCAGGAATGGTGCCCAACGTTGCCTTAACCACCCTTCGCTATCTTGGTGCCAGGAAGCCCGAGGACAGCCCTTATGACGACAAGCGGATATTCCTCTATTTTGTAAAGGACCTGGAGCCCTTTATCATGAGGGTCTACATTGACTCCGGGCAGCCCTCGGATGGTGATGATGCCGGCTTCGAAAAGGTAGTCGTTGGCCTGACCGTGAACAAGTGCTACTTAGAGGAGATAAAGGCACCGACCGCAGAGCAGTGGGCGAAGAGCAAATGCCTACTATATTACTCACAGCTTCGTTGGTAGGTGAAAAGGAGGTAAAATGCCCAGTATAGCAAAAACTCTAGACAACGCCACGACCGTGTTCGCCGCTGAGAAGCCGAACGCCAAGATAAAGCCCACTTTCATCATGGTGGACAACGTGATACCGGCTCAGAATGCGATTATCACTCTCCAGGACCGGTTTTGGACTTCAGCCAGCAATGGCGCGGCAGCGGCACTCCGGACCATCGACCGCCTGCGGATAAACGTGTCCCTAAACGCCTGCGTTTCCCTCCGCGACGAACTCAAGGACATTGACATCCTAGGGCAGATGGAGCTGGTTATCGCAACGGAGGATGAAGACTGCCACGCAACAGTAGCCTGGCACTACCAATAAGGGGGGCTAAATGGTATATCCAGAGTACCGGCTCCCCTTTGAGGAGCTGACCACTATTGATGAGCGGGTGGACTATGTCCACAACCAGCTCGTCACCGCCCAGTTTGCTCTGAACCAACTGCTGGCAAAGGAGGGTATGCCACCTATGGCTGTAGTTACCAGAGATGTTAATTTAAGAGCTGTGCTCGAACCCAACACAGGCACCAGGGTATCTTTGCCCTCTCCAGTGACGGGAAGAATCGTCCAGCTCATCCCGCATTGGCCTGAGGGCTGCAATGCCCTTGTGGACGTTGCCGTTGGGCACAAAGATACCTGGATTTACCCTCACCTGGTAGATACCTTCGTCGCTCTAAATGATGCTACTCCGGTGCTTACCGTTGACGAGCCTATCACCAAAGGTGAGCAAATCTGGATGATAGTAAGGAACGCGGACGGGAGAGAGACGCACGCCATAACCGTTACTGCAACCGTTATAGGAGTAGAGTGATGGCAATATTCCCTGTTGAAACAAGAGGTATAGGTAAGCCTGATTACTCCAAGGAGATTTCTTCGGGTAAAGAAAGGGCTGGCCTTACACTTGCATACCACCAGACTCTTAAAATATTTGGTATTGTCTTTACCGCCATCAACACTGGCGTACACACCGCAGCCGTCAACCTAACAGTAATGACCGATGCTGCCGCCAACTTTGCTGTCAATGCACTGGTATTGTTACCTATATTCAATGTTACCGACGGTAGCTTCGGCATCATCATAGCCAATACTGTCAATACGGTTACCGTAGTTGCCCTGACTGGTGGCATCTCCAATCAGTGGAATACCGGAGATGTTTACACTATACCATCACCCTTTGCTTGGGTCACAACACCACTAGCCCCAGGAGCCACTGCCCACTTGGTTGACAATGTAACTGGACTAGCCATGCCATTTACTGTTCCTCAAGGCTATACCATAAGCCTCATAGCAGGAGGTGGTTCATTTACGGAAGATACCATAATGTGGGTGTACTTCGATGGTCTTTTGGCTATAAGCGGAGGAGTCCTCGCTGGAGGAAATGTAGCCTATGAAAACAGAATCGTCAGTATAACTACCGCAACAATAGACCCGACAGGAGCCTCGGCCCATACAGTCGACGTCCAGATAACCAATCGGGGAGTAGGAAACCTAGAGGGTGGCACAGACTTGACCGGGATACTGGAAGCGGTGGGTACAAAACCGCTACCAACAACAAAAACAGTAAGGTGTAAATGGTGTGGGAATGAAGAGGTTGTCCCGCAGGAAACTGTAAAGTGGATATGCCCGAAATGTGGACAGCTAAATATGTTCTATGACCTATCTCGATTCAGAGGGACGAGGTAAATGGAGAAACTAAATGCTTGAAACTGTAGCTAGAAGATTACTACGAGCCGTCTTTGGCAGCGGCGCTGATATAAGTGCTGCCAACCCCCTGCCGGTAACCAGTGGGGCAGCCCTGGAACAAGGCGTGGCCACTGGCGGAAGTCTCACCACTCTGGAGGACAACACCAAAGGGTGGCAGGTTGATATATGGGCACACAGTATTGTTGCCGTTGAGATTGGTGGCATTGAGTACCACCGAGAAGTAGACAGTAATACCGCTGACACCCTGGATTTTACTACCCATCCGCTCCCAGTGCCAGTCGTAGCCGGATGCCCTTACACCATCAGGGGGGTGGAGCCTGCTGGCTATGAGGAGGATACCGGTACTGGTACCACCACCAATGCCTGGGCAGACGCCCTGGACTGGAATACTAGGGAGCTGAGCGACAAGACCATTCTCCTGACCAATACTGACGGTGCCAACAGCCTTGATTACAGGGTATACACCAGGGCTTACTATACCGGGCAGAACTTTACCGAGGTAGCCGCAGCCACACTGGCGCCAGCAGCACAGGCCCGGGTAGCACTCAATAACCACTACGCTCGGGTCATCGTCCAGGTAATTGACACCGTTCTTCTCACGCACGCCACCTACCAGATAGATAATATTGGGAGGAAATTCTAAACTGTGTACAATGATTTCAGGGCGCTTGACCCTTCAAAATACCTGGATGAAGTCTCCCCAGGGCGGACAGCTACCGTTGTTATCGCCGCCGTAGACGCCTCTCTGCAAGCCAGGGCGCAGGCAGACTTTGTTTGCGATGGTGTTGCCGACGATGTTGAAATAAACGCTGCCCTTAATATCCTTCCCGCTTCCGGCGGTAGGGTGATGCTCTCCGAGGGCACCTTTGTCTTGGCTGCCCCTATTGTCTTCCCAGCGAACAACATCTGGCTCAGGGGCATGGGAAGGCCAACCCTAATTGATGGCGATGCCCTTACTACGGGCAACCATGCTATCTCTCTTACCGGCAGAACCGGCTGCGCTATCAAAAAGCTCACCATCCAGACTCAAACCGGCGGTGGCAAAACCTGCCATTGTATCTTTGCCGATGATGGCTGTAACAATCTCTCTATCCACGATGTAACTATAGTCGATAGTGACAGTGACGGCATTCATATTGAGGGAACAAATGTTTTTGATATACACATCCGCGGTCTTCGTGTTGACGATGTTGACGATTACGGCATCTACGTGGGGATGGATGGGGCAAATTTCTGCGACCGGCTTATGGTAGATGGCGCCCTGGTTCTTGGTGCCGGCCTCATAGGCATCAGGCTGGGCGATTGCCGGTACTCCGAGGTCTCCAACAGCGTCTCTGCTTTGAACACCCAGAGCGGCTTCGTCCTGGATAGCTGCTCCCACTGCGATATTTCTAATTGCATCAGCGTCCTTAATACTCAGCATGGGATAATTATTGCCGGTACAACTCACTGTAATTGTGAGGGCTGCAACGCCTCCCTCAATGTCAGGCATGGTATTTACCTGAACTCTGCTGATGAGTGCCAGGTTGGGGGCTGCACCTGCACAGGAAATGACTCCACTGATAGTGGAACTTACGACGGAATAAACGTCGATGGGGACTCGGACATGTGCAATATCGTTGCCAACCACTGCTGTAATAATGACCGCTACGGCATAATGGCAGGTGGTGCAGGAAACAGCATTGGCGAAAACTACTGCCGCGCCAACGGCCAGACTGGGATACATGCCACGGGAACCTTCACCAAGATAACAGGCAATTACCTTCACGAAAATGGCTATCACGGAATATATGCCGGGGCTCTGCAGTCCCTCATTGAGGGCAACTACTGTGACAACAACGGCACTACTTCCGCCGGCACTTACCATGGGATATGCTTAGGGGCCGATGCCGACCGCTCAAGCGTGGTTGGCAATTTCATCTGGGCCGACGCTTCGGTCACCGCCTATACCGAGGATGGCGTTCACCTTTCTGATGGAGCAATAAACTGCTCCATAATCGGGAATTACTGTTACGACCTGCTAGGTGACGGTATTTACCTGGCTGGCAATAATACCGGCACGCTTATCGAGGGAAACAACTGCTGGGACATGAATGATGAGAATGGGATAGTCGTTCAAGACTCAACCGACTGCAACATCAACGGGAACCACTGTAACTCGAATAAGCACCACGGCATCTACCTGCGAAATGCCGACCGGGCCAGCGTGGTGGGGAACACCTGCAATGATAACGGGGACATCACCCCGGCGAATTACGACGGGATAAATGTAAATGCCGACTGCGATGAATGCCTGCTCGACGCCAATATCGTCAATGGTAACCACCGATACGGCATCAATATCATGGGCGGAGCTCGGCACATTGTCTCAAATAACCAGGTAAACACCAATCAACTGGAGGGCATCATTTGCGCCGGAGCCGATACTATAATATCCGGCAATTGGTGCTTCGATAATGGCCAGAAGACTCCCGGCACTTATCACGGGATAGACCTGGCGGGTACCGCTGACAGGTGTCAGGTAAACGGGAACCACATTGACGGCAACGGGGATGCCACCGAGGACGGTATTCACCTTGAAAGCGGAGCCATCGACTGCCAGATAAATGATAACTATATCTACAATATGATGGGCTCCGGAATCTGCCTGGCGGCTGACAACCTGGACTGCGAAATCAGCGGCAACTACGTGCGCAACTGCGACGACTACGGGATTGAGGTCCTGGACGGTGCCGACCGGTGTCTCATCAACAACAACAAGTGCTATGGCAACGCCAATCACGGAATCTACCTTAACGCGAATGACTACTGTACCATCGTGGGCAATATCTGTAACGGGAACACCGGTGACACTACCGATGGCATAAACCTGAACGGTTGTGACTACTGTACGGTTTCGGGGAATGTCTGCACCGGCAATGGTGATGACGGCATAGTATTGGTGGCTACCTCTACCAAGTGCATCATCATCGGCAACCAGTTGCTGGGTAATACTGGGGCAGCCCTGACTGACGGAGGCACCGATACCGAGATAGGACACAACATAACGGTATGATAAAGTTCTGTCCAAAGTGCCACAAGGAGGCATACAGGATTGAGGAAACTGAGGATATGATAAAGGTTATCCAGGGCAGGGGAACACTGCTGAACCTCATCCGCTCCTCCTCAGTATCAATGAGCGTTAACTGCCCTTCGGGGCATCCGGTAAAGCTGGAGATAGGGGGTAACAATGGCAAAGCTAAACATTAAGGTCGAAAACGGGGCAACAGTGGTAAAGGTTGACGGTGAGGTGGTGACCGCACTGAAGAGCCTGAAAGTCGACTGTAAAGGAGACAACAGCGGTGATGATACCATGGACCTCTCCTTTGTCGGCACAGTTCAGGGAACCAACATCTCCAGGATAGTCTCAGCCGAGGGCGAGGTGGAAATGACCATCCCCGATTCTTTGGGTAACCTCCTCAAAGGAGTATAATAAATGGCGCACACGAACCAACTGCACAGTGGGTTTGACCTGATAGAGGCCCAGGCAGAAGACCTCGAGGAAACCCTGGGCACTGACCATACCTATACTGGCTTTACCTGCCTGGGGACGGCCGGGGAGACGCTGGTCTTCGGCAACCTTGTCTACCGGCTACCAGCAGACGGGGAATGGTATCTGGCTGACGCCGACGCCGAGGTGTCAACAAGGCCGATGCTGGCCATGGTTTGTGAGGATATCAGCGAAGGCAGCACCGGTCTCCTGCTCCTGATTGGCTTCATGAGGGATGACGACTTTTCACTCACCGATGGAGAGCCGGCATGGGTGTCAGTTACCGCAGGTGCAATTGCTAATGTTGCTCCGGGCAGCGGCGACTTTGCCAGGAAAATCGGTTTTGGGCACGGCGCTACTTCGCATATCCTCTGGTTCTGCCCCGACGCAACCGTAATTGAGATAGCATAATGGCAGACGTAGCAAAAATAGATGGGCTGGATATCGTGGGTGTTTCGTATGACCGCTATGCCTCTGATAATCTAGTTCACTCAAATGATCCACAGAGGCAAACGCTCTCTAATGTCTGGGTTAAGGTAAAGGAGATAAGAATAGATGCCGAAATCGCATGTTTTAGGGTAAGGTTCTCCCAGGATGTTACTGTTGGACAAGTTGGTGGGAGATTAAGGGTAAATGGTGCTTTTTTTGGAGTACCTCAATTAAATGGTCCTGGATGGGTTACTTATTCTGAGGACTTCTGTGGGTTACTACTGGCAATAGGCGACTTGCTTCAACTATGGGGCTATACCAATAACCCTGCCACTACCGCCTATTTTAAGGAGATGAGAATATTCTTTACAGAGCCGGCGATAACGCACCCATTCGCTGCGAACAATCAAGACCCTTAGGGGATAGTAATGGCAACAGCAAAAGAAGTGGATGGTATTGATTCGGCAGACATAGCTAAAATAGATGGGCTGGATGTAGCAGGTGCCTATTATGACCGCTATGCCTCGGATAATCTAGTTCACTCAAATGATCCGCAGAGGGACACTGGTTCCACTGGATGGGTCAAGATAAAGGAGATAAGAATAGATGCCGAAATCGCATGTTTTAGGGCAAAGTTTGCCCTGGATGTTACTGTTGGGCTTGCCGGAGCAAGGTTAAGGGTAAATGGTGTCGTGTTTGGAACATCTCAATCAAATGGACCAGGATGGGTCACATATTCCGAGGACTTCTGCGGGCAGCTACTGGCAATAAATGACTTACTCCAAATATGGGCATATACCAACAACCCTGGTGAAACCACCTATGTTAAGGAGTTCAGGATATACTTTACAGAGCCGACAATAACGCACCCATTCGCTGCAACCAACCAAGACCCCTAGGAGGTGGCAATGACAAAGGATAAAATTATAGCCCTGATGGAAGAGCAGGGTTACTCTCTCGTAGAGGTTCAATACCACCTTGATGGCAACCACCTGCTTTTTGAAAAGGATGGCGAAGTAGTTAGCAGGGACTTTAGCCGTTTGGAAGATGTAGTTTCCGAGTTGGATGACTTGAAAGCAAGGGTGGAGAAGCTGGAAAGTAGATAATGGCAGAGATAGCTAAGATAGATGGGTTGGAAATACCAGCCGGTGGTGGTGGTTTTGCTTTCTTTGGTGACGGCTCGGATAGTGATGTAACCCTTGGCGCCCCCCTTACCCTCACCAGGGATATGTTCTACAACAACCTTACCACAAATGGGAATAACATAAATACCGCTGGTTACCGGATATTCGTCAAGGAGACGCTTACTAATACCGATACTATTCAGAGGAATGGTAATAATGGTATCAATGGCGGAAGACCAGGTGGTGGCGCTGCTGGGGCTGCCTTAGTAGCAGGTTCTCTCGGCGGTGCCGCAGCGGGTGGTGCTGGTGGTGCTGGTGGTAATGGAGAATTTATCGACGGCAGTGCTGGTAGTAATGGAGGAGGCACAAACCCTGGTTTAGGCGGTAATGGTGGTAACTCTGGCAAGGGAGGAAACGGTCAAACCACAACTGGGGGTGCTGCTGGGACTGGTGGCGCAGTAACAGCACCAACGGCAGTTAAGGGTGGATTTAGAGCAGAGCCGTTTGCTGCTATTCTCAAAGAGATTGAAACAACGGTCGCCAAAATCTTAGGCGGAGCTGGTGGAGCTGGTGGAGGCGGTGGCGCTACTGGCAGAGGTAGCAACAGCCAGGGTGGTGGCGGTGGTGGTGGAGCAAGCTCTGGTGGGGTATTACTTATTGCAGCAAAGACCATTGCAAATAGCTCTGGAACTATCTCTGCAAATGGCGGAAGTGGCGGCAATGGTGGTAATGGGTTTCAAGATACTGGCTATGCTAACCAGGGCACTGGCGGTGGCGGAGGTGGCGGAGGTGGTGGTGGCGGCTTACTTGTCCTGATTTATAATAGTTTAACCTCAGGAACTGAAACGGCCAGTAAAGGAACAGGGGGGACTGGTGGGCTTGGCGCTACCACTACCGGCACTGGTGATAACGGCGCTAATGGGGTTGATGGCACAGATGGCACCGTAATAAAGATAGTCAATGTATAGGAGACTTAAATGCGTAGAGTATGGGTAGTAGCTAAAAAAGATGAGCTAGAGCAGGCAGACTTTAATGATGCTCAGGCTAACGATTGTCCTGAGATAGCCAATGGCATACCACCTGCACTGGCAGATATAATAACCGAGGGTATGTTGCCCTGTGCCTATGAGGAGCCAGCACCTGAACCGATACCTGAGCCAATCCCTTCCCTATCTATCCATTTAGCAAGGCTTGATGCTGTTGACCCGCAGCTATTAAGACCGGTAACCGTAACCAGGCTATGGTTCACAGACGATGGAGTTACCACTATCTGGCCCGAGACTGGCAAAGAATACACCTATGACTGTTTTGTCACCCAGTCTATGAAAGACCAGTGGCAAGCAGGAGAGGTAGTAATTGGTGACTTTGTTCTCGCCCACTTTTTGGAAAGTGATACCGACCAGGCGATTGTGATAGCTAATGTGTTCAAGACCTGGTAGCAAAGCGATGAACTTGGGGAAAGAAATATATACCTGGTCAAAAGGGGGAATAATATGCCAGAGTGGCTTATTCCGTTAATAGGCTTGGTTCTGATCAACGCTTTTGTCTGGCTCTACCTCTGGGGCTGGAGGGGTGGAAAAGTTAACACCCGGCTCAACAATCTGGAGAGTAAGTTTAATGACCCGGTCATTTTGCCCCAGTGTGCTGAGCTGTTCTCCGAAATAAAGGAGCACATGGCGAAGGTCTCTACCAAGGTTGAGCTTATGTATAATTGGATGAATGAGGACAGAAAGAACAACGAGAAGAAGCGCACCAACAAGGGAGAAGGCAGTGGCTGACGACTTTGAGTTAGAAGATTGGCTGCCAATGCCGCCGGATAAGGGGCCACCACTACCGCGGCGCTTGGAAGTATATTGGTGGTGGTACGAGCCCGCTGCCGAGTTTAAGGTCAGCGACCTGGTTATTGCCCCCAGTGAGGTTGAGGAGGGGCAACCTGTCTTAATTTCATGCACGGTAGAAAACGCTGGTGATGCGGCAGGTAGCTACACGCTGAAGCTAGGAGGTGATTTTATGGCTACTCAGGTGGTTACCCTGGAGCCGGGCGAATCAAAGGTTGTCTCGTTTGAGGTAACCCCAACAGTAGCTAAGGGCTATAGCGTTACCGTAGACGGACTATCTGGCGGCTTTACCGCGACCAGGAAGCCGGCGCCGGATATAAGAGTGGAGAATTTAACCGTCACCCCCAGTGAGGTCTATGTAGATGAGCCAGTTCTTATCTCGGTCACCGCCAAGAACTACGGCGACGCGAGTGGTTCTAAAGTTGTGACCTGTGAGGTTGTATAGTGCCAGTATCCCACGAAATTGTTGAACTAGCCCCCGGTGAGAGCAAGCCTATTTCCTTTGAGGCTGTCCCCCACGAGGCCAGGACATACATTGTCCGAGTTAATGGCTTAACGGGGAGCTTCAAGGCGGTCAAGCTAGGACTAGTTCTTAGGCATAGTAATCCTATCCACATTGCAAGAATGTGGGACGCTATACTCTATGATGTGCCAACCCATAGATGGCTACATGCAGACCCTATTGGACTAAAGCTGCTAGACGTTCCCTGCACCTTTTACCCCACAGATACCACCTTTCTACTCAGGGTTGAAGAGTATGCACCTAAGGTGATAGCCTACGCTGACATTACGACCTTCTGGTATGGTCCGTATGTAGTTACTATTCCTAAACTTGGCTCATACACCTGGAACTCAAAGGGAAGCAGAATAGATGGGATTTCTTGTGTAGATTTACCGAATGTGGCAAATCGCTGCCTACTCACCGGATATATAACTAGCCTGTATTATTTACCATGGGGAATAGGCTCAACAGCATTAGCAGCCACTATCAGGATAGATGATGCCAGCGACATATCTGGCTACCATAATCCAGGAAAATACTTTATCGGGACCACCGTTCAGGAAATCTATGTTGATGGTGTCCCTATGGATGACTGGGGGCAGCCATTAGTATCTGGTGGTAATATAACCGGATACCTTGAAACGCGATGGCTTACTAACAGGTTTTATTGGCACGCCGACGTTACTTTCTTATAGGAATTCCCTCACTACTAGAGTAGATGCAGCTAGCCCTAGCCGCCTTCTTCTTTGGCAAACTCTGCCTCAAGTTTATCAGCAATAAGCCTTAATCGTCTTGGGACGCCATCCGCAAAAAATCTGGTTCCCTCAAATAAACGCATTACTATGTCTGCAAGCTGTACGGCTTCCGATTGATAGCTCTTTTGGAATAATAAGGAGTCAATGTCTGCCTTTAATGCAAACACTGCCTCCCACACCGTTTTATACTCTTTGCCTAACACCTCTCCTACCTTATCCTTTAGCTGCTCGGCTGTCCTTATCAGCTCCTCTGCTTGCCCCAAGTCATGAGCCACGCTAATCCCGAACCGATATGATGCTTCCTTGAGCCCCTTATATTCCAGCCCCTTTATCCGGTTATATTGCTTCCAATCATCCAAGCGCACTTCATAGCCGCGCATTAAGAGCTTCAGTAAGAACATAACATCAGGCGTATATTCACGTCGGTGTGCAACCTTGACAACACGCCAGCCATTAACTCCCCTGACTGTTAAACCACACTCCTCTGGCACCTCGTCTTTTTTAATAAGCCCGGATGGTGCCGCAAAATAGAACTGAGAACAATAATCAAAGTATTGTCTATACTTACCCCGGTTGACATCACCATTGAAGTCAGACCGGGACACTTTAACTTCGTAGATTGTGAACGATGGATTAGTGAAACTCTTCAGAATTGCTACAACATCAGCCCTGGGACTATTTGACAAGACCACTGAGCCGAGTGGTATCTGCAACCAGGTCATGCACTTTTCAGAGTCTTTTGATTTAGCCAGGTCTTCGGCAAGACTTTGTCCAGTCCAGGCTACTTCTTTAGACATTCAACTTTTCCCTGCTCCTGCCTCTTCCTGGTTCTTTCTGGTTCTTCCTGGTTCTGCTTCTCTTTAGCCATCACTTAATTACCCTCATCCTTTTAACCAATCCGTATATCCGCCACAAGAGCGGCTCTAGCGGTAGCGAAACAAAGTTGTTCTCTGGCTCCTGACAGACATTCCCGGTTCCTGAATGACCCCAGAAGCATATCGGTTGGCCGTCCTCCCGCCAAACTATCTCGGTTAAGCACTGACTCATTCTGCAGTAATATAGTTTGCTTCTCAATCTATGCCGCCGGCACCGCCTTCTTCAGGAAGTCCAGTATCTCTGCCAGCCTAGCCTCATTGAACTCTGGATTTTGTCCTGCTTTCTCCCAAGTAGTGCTCTTCGCCTTCCACGACTCTAGCAGGGGCAATAGTGGCTGGGCATCTACAGGGCACAGGCTAGCACGAAATGGGTAGTTTTGGCGCTCGAGGTATATTAGCAGCTCCAGCCGGTGATTCGGACACAGGTCCTTATCACACATTAAACATTTGGTATACCCTGGCTCCTCACAGTAATCACAGAATACCTTGGTTTCGGTTACATCTTTTTTCATGACAAACCTATCCCCCTTTTGGCCCTTTAACCTTCTTCAGATAGTCATAGGCCTTCTGAATCCTCTTAAACCTCTGGGGGTCTCCGCCCTTATCGGGGTGGGCAAACTGGACCTTGACCTTGTATACCCTGTCAATCTCCTCCCAGGAGGTATCAGGTTCAACGCCAATAATGGCACAAGCCTCGTCAAAGGATTCCCTCTCGCCTCCTTTGGTGGCCACCAGCTCCCCACCCATAAAGGCTGTCCCCTTAACTACTCCACCAACCCCTCTTGCTTCCCACCGAAACATATTGTCAATGACCTGGTAGCAAACTCTTAAATTCATTGCCTTGGTTGGCTGGTAATAGGAGCTAATCTCTGTCCAACTCCTGTTCCTAAAATAGCGCACGCTATAACCAGGCCCTTTCTCCACCGGTATCGGCTCCCAGTCCTGTATTCCCCATTTGGAAAATAGCTGGCGCAGGTCAGCCAATGTCTGGCTAACTGTCTTGCTTGTTTTGATAAATGACGGCTCAGGCATCTTTCCCCCCTTCTACTTTGGCTAGCTCTGTTGTCTCTGTCCCCTGGACCTGGGTAACCAGTTCCATGAGGCAGCGAAGCGACTTTCTCGCCTGGTCTCTGCCGACATTCTCCTTAGCAGCGATAAACATGGCCAGAATCTCATAGACGTCCAAATCCCGCCGGCGCAGTACCGACATGATGTTTTTAACCGCCGTCTTGGATACCCCTGCCCTGGACGCCACTATAGAGGCTACATCTTCCTGTTTCAGCCCGAGCTTACTTAGCGCCTGAGAGGCAGCGTTAATGTGCTCGGCAGCCACCGCCAGCTTTTGTTGCGTCTCGTAGATCCCCTCCAGAAATTTGACCATCTCCTCTGATAAAGTAACTTTCACCTCAGCCATATCTAGCTACCTCCATTCTTAGTCTCTACGCACCTTCGAGCCTGGTCTCACCCCCTCTCCCAGGCTCCTGCCAGCGCAGTTTCAGTGCTTGGTATATTGACTCCTCGCTATCGGCGATCCTTTCCCCCTTCTCGTTAAACAGCCCATCACCCGAGGCGGCCAGGTGCCACCCTCTCTTCTTCGCCAGGCTAGCCAGGCGGATATTATTCTCTTTAGAACCGGTCCTGATGAGCAGCAGGGTGCCAAAAGTTTCAGGCGTTGCAAAGTAGATATCCAGGGGGATGCTGTCCATATCAACCCTGGCTATTTTCATCCCCGACATCTTATAGTTGCCCATCTTCATCAGAGCCACGTCCAAGTTCCACCGGTCGCGGGGAATGAGCACCAGGTCAATATCATTGACCGTAGGCTTTTGGCGCCTGATGCTGCCGGCAACTTCAATCTTATCGCAGTACGGCTCTAATGCCTTGACTACGGTATCCGCTATAACTTTAGCCTTCCTTAGTTCCAATTTTCTCCTCCTCTTCCGGTGTGGGAGCCACGACAAGCTCCGCATTACCATCGTCAACCCTGCCCACTGTTACCGGCCTACCCCTGTTTTCCCAGATATCCCACAACACCTTCTTTTCCTCCTCGGTCTCCGATACCAAAACTACACCCCGGTACTGGACCGATGTTTCTTCCAATCTAGCTTTCATTCTTCACCTCCTCGCTTCACATTTCATAGGCTTCACCCCGTCAATAGCTCGCACCTCTACTCTAGCCAACTTTAATAGGGCTAATTACCTTATCTAATAAATCATATAATTTTACGAGGGCACTAACCACCTTATCGTTTTCCCAATTCACAGCATCAGCTTCTATCATAGCAATAATCTGGTTAATGAAGAAGGTTTGGTTCGGACCCCCGGCTTTACGATTATACGCATACTGGTCATCAGTTAATTCCCCTCCAGCTAGGTGAGCCATTGTTTGTTTTAGCGTTACTGGTTTCATTTTATAGGTAGCTATCCGACTTGCTCTGAGCTCACCTAAACGTTCTGGCGTCATATTGAGAGCTCTAGCTGTCATCTGGGGTTCCATCTTTAATTCCTCAGCACGAGCAATGCACCTGGCTTTATCGTAGGGCGTTAAAGGCCTACCATGTGTAGTATTAAGAGCTATCCCATCAGCAAACATATCCGCTTCTGTCTTATAAGTTTTGAGAATGGCAGGAATAGTAGCGTCTTTCCCGTATAGTTTCTGGTATGCTCGTACCCGGTGAAAGCCATCAACCACTCGCTTGCTTTTCCTATCAACAATGATAGGCGGCAGGATGACTCCAGCTTCCATTGCCTCAACCATCTGCCTAACATGAAATGATTGAATTTGTTCCCTAGGATAAAAGTCATAGTCTAATACTAAAGTTGATACCTTTACTTCTTGTGCTGTTTCTTTCATATCTGCCTCCAATTAGATTATTCCTTGCCTCGCCTGACCATACCGTACCACACCGTACCCTGCCTGACCACACCGAACCTCGCCATGCCTCGGTATCAAATCACAATTCTGAACCCTGCCTTGCCTTACCGAGCCTCACCTTTCCCCACACTACCTTACCCGGGCATGCCTAACCCCGCCCTGCCATACGATAGTTTTAACTTAATTGCCCAAAATAAGCCTTGCCATGCCTCGCCGAACCCGCAATGCCACACCTAACCCCGCCTTGCAATCTACTGAATCTCAGTCCAAATATCCTTGACCTCAAACTTACCAAACCACCCTTTATTTGCCGGTCTATAGTCTAATAGCCCAATAGCCTGTCCCGCTCTAACCAGAGCAGTTTTAACATTTTCCAAGCTACAAATCTCGCTATTAAACTCAAAGATTGCCTCAATCATCCAGGGTAGCTCTATCTTAGCTCTTGACCTTAAAACAGCAACTCTTTGGCGGCCGGACAGTAATTGTACCCGACGAGTATCAATAATATACTTCTCTCCAGGTATCGGATTTTTGCCACCATCTAGTAAGGGAAACTCTCCCTTTAACAGTCCAATGGCTCCCGATAGAACACCAGCAGCAGCAACCTTGCCAATGCGATACCCTATGCCACCGGCAATTAGTGCATTTCTTACCGCTACACTGGGAATGAAAAAGTTGCCATCAGGTAGAAGATAACGCCCCTTTGCTGCCTCTTCCTCTGGAGCGGGAATACTTTTAGTTGATAACCCCTCTGACCGTCCTGCCATTCCTTGTGGGCTGTGCATTAGTAAAGGTGATGTCCCATTGAGTGGTGCATGTAATACTTCCATTTATTCCCCCTTAATTCCTTACCTTACCCCACCTCACCGTACCGGACCAAGCCCCAGCCGACCTCACCCAACCAAACCTCGCCATGCTACATATTATCACCCTTAGATTATTCCTCGCTTGCCCTACCGTGCCTTACCTAACTGGGCCATACCCACGCCAGACCTAGCCTAACTCGCCGGCGGCGCCCTCTCGCGGCCCAGCCAGGCATGCAACACCTCCCGAAGATAGCTAATGTGCATCTTGCCGGGGTATCCAGCGACATGCCGGAAAGCTTCCTCAATCGTTTCGAGCGGGCAGCCGCCGCCTGCGGATAATTCTTCAGCCAAATCCCTCAACTGAGCCGATTCCCTCGCATCCGGCTCGCGGGGTATAATCTCATAGGGACTTTCAGCTGGCACTCGACCCCACTCTCTCTTAAAACACTCCGTGAGTCTATGTAAAATTTCTTTTTTATCTGTGGATAAATTAGTAGGAGAGGGTGAGGGACTACCTAGTGCACTAGGTAATATTCCTCTTCCTCTTCTCTTTCCTCCTTCTTTTTCCTTTTTATTTTCAGTAGGAAGAGTCTGAGAAACCTCTGATTGCAATTTACTAGGTAGTGCATTAGGTGGTGCACTAGGTAGTGCACTAGGTGGTGCACTAGGTAATTTACTAGGTAGTAATTCGCTTGATGGCGGCCAGTTTTCGGTTATTATCTCCTTGGGCGTGGGGTGATAGCGCAGGTGGTCGGTCCAGCCCTCCGGTGGCAGGTACCTAGAGGGATAAGCCCATTGCAATCTTTGCTCTTCCCACCAGTCAAGCATCTGAATGGCTTTCGTCTTTGAGGTGGTGTATACCTTTATCATGTCCCTTGTTTCCATTTCCTGAAGAAGGCTAGGGATCTCGTCAGCGGTAATTTCTCTAACACTAGGGCAAGCGGCATACTTTATCTCATCGGAGTCGCCAGAGAGGCGCCCCTGGTCATCACAGTTTATCCACAACAGGGGGTAAAGCACTTGGGCTTTAAGCGACAGGCGCCCATATCTAGGGTCTGTTGACAAGCTTTGTGGGACTATTCTCCCCCTGGCAACGGCTCGTCTCATGATGGCTCCTTATTCGGATTTGGGTGGCAGCGACCGCAGACCCACCCGCCAGGACCGCCAAGCCCACTGGCTGGCCGCCACCACCAGTCACTGGAACCACAAGCAGGGCAGGTACCTTTCTTTGGAATGTTGAATTCCTTAATCTGCCCCTTGATTTCCAATATTACCTCCTGCACATGGTACATCTTAAATAGCCAAAGTTTATTTGGCAGCTTTTCAGCTGCAATCCTCCTATTGGTCATCCAAAAGATAGGCCCCTTCCAATCTTTTGCACCACGACGGCTCCGGCGCGCTTCATGGATTTGGCGCCAAGTATCTGCTTTCCAATCCTTGCGCATCGCAGTCTGAATGCCCACTGGGCTTTGTTGCTCCTTTGGCAAAACCTCAAAGTCGATATTGTACTGAAAGTCTAGGATCCGCTGATAGCTCACGTAATGGAATCCCCCCGAGTGATCTAGAAGAGAATAGGCATGCATCTCTCGAAGGAAATCCATTACCAGTTTCCGCGCTCGATGCTTTATTCGGTCAGGATCAACTTTTCTAGCCTCCTTATCAGCTAGGTCTAAGAGAAACTCGACCATATCGTCAGGGGTAGCAAAAACACCCCTGCCTGTTTTGAGGGTAGAAGTCGCGTACTCCCATAATTGTGGCCAGACTGCCACTTTACTCCAGCCTTTATAAAGTTCTTGCTCGGCAACGGCTGGATACTCAAAGGAGGCCAGTGCCGCAAACTGCCGAACATATTCAGGGTCAAATGCAATTACTAGGTCAACGCCTTTCACTATCAATCCTTTTACTTGGCTTTTTGAAACATGAGAAGTGTTCTGCTTACTGTCCCCAGACTGCGCCGCTCTTGCATAGCGGTTACCATATTCCCTGTAAACCGCTCAGAGGATAGTGGCGCCTCAATGCGATGGGTTAGCTCCCAGCCACCCTGGCTAACCTCTCTTACGTAGTCAAAGATTGTGATAGCATTCTGTGGTTTTTCGTGCACAGCTGCTGTCGACTGAAAATCACGCCAATCAGCAACCAGGAGTGCAAGCCGGGTCGATGCCTTGGTATTCTCGGTAGCCAAAATAGCCCACTCTCGGAAGAACTTGAGGTACTCTGACCGGGGAAGTGCGCTGATAGAATCTTCCCCATACTCCTCTTCATTTTTCTTGAAGTATGGTGGGTCAAAGAAGATAAGGTCTGGCTTGGACTTGCCTGTCACTGCCCAAGTAAGATTATTGGGGTCCCAAAAATAGGGCTCGATTTCGGGGCGGCTATCAGGCTTATCAACTTTGTCGAAGGACCAGCATTGGCGGTTGAGTGCTAGGCAAACATCAGGAGTGACTCCCCCACCTGCCATCGGGTCTAGGATAAGGTTGGTGGGTTGCGTGAAGAAATAGAGAGTGTGTGCTACTAGCTGAGCTGGGATGCGTCCGGGCCAGTCATCACCAAACCGATGGTCAACATCCCCCCAGTTCCAGTAGTCCCATACCCGGATATTCCACTTAAGGTCGGCGAAGCGCTCCTTGTCATCCTTGCCCTTGAGCGCTACTGCCCAGACAAGGGGCTCCGGCCACCCCAGCTTCTCGGCAATGCTATTTGCAAAAAAGCCACGTTCAAGCTGCTCATTTGCTAACTTCTTCAACTCTGAAGTTTTTTGCAAATGGTAGCTGACAAGTTGGTGCTCCATCCCCAGCCTCATAGCAATCCTCTCCTGGGAGATGCCCAAGGCCCCCATCTTGAAGATTTTTAGGTCTTGCGCCAACTCATGCCTTGCCCTAAGGTCACTCAGGTAACGTGACACGGTGGCCTCACTCCGGCCTATGGCAAGTGCGATTTCCCTGTTCGTCACTTTTGGGTTCTCTTGGAAAGCCCTCTGGGCAACGTCCTCGGCATCTTGGTCAGTCAGATCCTTCCCAACCCGATTTTGTCTGGCAGCGTAGAGGAGTGGATTCCTTCCATCTAAATTGACAACACGAACATCCGCCTCATCCACCCCAATCTCCTGGAGGGCTTTCAATCGGTGGAGCCCATCGAGGAGACGATATTTACCATCGCTGCGCTCAACCTCAATGAGGTCAAACTTTTCGCCATCCCTCATGCAGGCGGCATATCTTTCAACGCGGTGAGGGTCTACCCCTCTCTTCCTGGGGTAAATTGCAGGGTCGTGATAAATCAGCTCAAGCTTAACCCTTTCCACTGCCACTTTGGTTTACTCCTTAACTTCAGGTTCGCTCTCCATCCCAAACAATTCCATTTGCTTTTTGGCAGTTCTCTCCTGGATTTCTTTAACAAATTCCTCTGCCTGCTCCCGGGTAAGCCTCTGAATGACATCCCCCAGGGTGCCCTGGGGGCTAACCTTATATTGGCCTACTAGCCAGGTCTTGGCTGTGTCACTTGTCCACTTGAGTTCATTTAAGGATTCTTTAAGCCAGGTTAGGGTAATATTGAAGCCTTCGCCTTCAATTTGATCATTCTCTTCGGCGGCAATCGCCGAATTAGCCTCGCTGCCGACACTTTCGGGCTGAGAAGGTTTGTCTTCGATAACCTTATATTCAGCCTCAATTACCGTGGTGTAGGGAAGCTCCTCGAGGATAGGGGCTGGGATATGGTAGCGTTGCTTCAGGGCTGCCGACCGAGACCGCTTGAAGACCATTTGCTGAGGTTTCGAGTGAACCACTGGGGAGCGATAGCCCTTCGCCGTTACCTCGTCGATCTCGCCGCCGGTTCTGGACTCCCTTTCCACCTTGGTGACTACTCCCAAGCCGACCAGGGGTTTCTTTAGGCCCTCAAAGTCAGCCTGACACTCAACCACCAGGTCCTTGGGGTCAAAGTCGAGGGAGACCTTATCCTGCTCGCTGTAGACCCTGTAGCTGTAGCCCTTGAACTTCTCGTCCCCTGATGCCTTACGGTCCAGCCACTCGACGGTGATAAACGGATTACCATGATAAGGGATACAGTCCCTGATTGGCTCAAGCTGGTGAGCAATGCACCACTTGGCGAAGTCCAGGGCTGCCTGCTGGTTGACTAAGTCCTTGGAGAAGCGAGCCTGAAGATAGGTTGACAGCTTGCCGGCATCTTGCTTTACCACCATTGCCTTTACATTATTCTGTTCCATGATTTGCCTCCTCAATTTTCGCTCTATGTTATCCTTGATGAAACAAGGCAGCTCTTCTCCATCTCTCCACATCCTGGTTAAGCTCTTTTCCTCCCTCAATCGTTGGTGGTTAATATCCTTGGTACACCTCACGATGTAGCTATCACGACCGAAAGCTCCTCCCCAGCAACACACCAGGTTGGCCCCACACTCCCCACAGAGGCAGTGGTCTTGAATCCACTTACCCTCCTCATATGAGGTGGCTATCATGGTTACCATTCCTAACTACTTTTAAGGCATATCAGGTATCTTCATCCCATGTTGCCTTTGCCACTCAATCATGGCTGCCACATGAGCCTCAGCTGCCTCTACTATGTTTTTAGCAGCGCCAGCTTGCCTAGCCTTCATTGCCCAATATCTCACAACATCTGGCCCTGTAACATCTTGCGCCCTTATTAGAAATACTGGCTCGTCCTTTGGAATCTTCCCCTCCGGGTCTTGAATCCGGCTGTAGTCTGCTCTTGCGTGTTTCATTTGTCACCTCCAATCACTTAGTGTCCATTCTGCCCCCATATCAGCCTTCTTCCCCAGCCTTATTAGCCTGTAGCTCGATAATGGCCAGCTCTCTATGGATGTCTACGTTCCGCCGGCACTCATCGCAAGAGATATTTCCATAACCAACGGCCCCGCACTTCGGGCAAATGGGATGGTCGTGCGGCCCATCAGCAAAGCAGAGCAGGAAGGGGCAGGGACTATCAAAGTGCATGTATCTTGTCTGCCCCGGGTAACTCCTCTCCATTTTCACCGGTGCAGTTCGTAGCAGCCGATGCACTTAATATTCATGCTCACCTCCACGGTATTGCGATACTGTTTATATGCTTCATGGTAGCTGCGCGACACTTAGGACATCTGCCGCCAGGCATCTCAACATGTGTCCACAGCTTGCATTTAGGGCACCATCTTACTTCTAATCTCGTTCCCATTTGAACTCCTCCCTCACAGTATCTACTGTTGAAGTTCCCCCGTAGTAAGTGCACTTATCAAAATATCGCTAAGGCAAACCACCACTTCCCATCATCCTCTTTGACGATTTCCTTCACACGACCTTGAGTATCAGTAAAGAACAGCTCACAACCGGTCACAATCCAGCCGGGCAGCCAACTGCCTACACCGAATTGCTTAACCTCGCCAGCATTCGTATGCATATACCGCAAGAATCGGTGAAACGCCTCATTCTCGAGTAGTTCAGCCCTCATCCCGAGGTCAAGCTTTTGCCTTTCCCTTTTTTGTTTAGTTTCCTCTTTCATGACTCTCCTTGACCTTTGCATAACAGCCCTTATACGCTAATCATTCCTTCCCCTGCCGATAGCATGTGTGACAGAGTATTTTGACCACTTCGACTGAGGAAGGTTCACTCTTCGAGGCATCCGTTTCATGCTTAATTTCAGATGTAAGACGTAACAAAATATGGCATGTCTCCCCACCGTGAATATGCCTACCAGCAATGTGTTTATTACACTCTGGGCAGACAGGATTCGCTGGCGACTTCATAATTCCCTCAATCCAAACTAGCATCATAGCCTCCTTCACTTAGCTAAAGCTGCATCAGTCTCCTTTCGACTTCGGCTGCCTTCTCTATACGCCCCTTTAACCAAGCGCAAAAGCAAATCCTACACTTACAATCTGCGGGATGGTCGCCTTCTTCTGGCCCTATTCCATATATCCCGAATTTATCCGCCAGCTCTTCAATGATGTCATCTAATGTCTCTATCATAGTTACGGCTCCCCCTCAGCCTGTCGTCGCATGTCCTCGATAAACTCCCGGAAAACCTCAACCCAGTTTGCCTTTACAGACCGGCCCCGTGGCGCCAGGTGGGCTCTCCGCTCCGGGTGCTCATCTAGCCACTTGCCCCAGGCGGCGTCATGTTCCTTGCAGATACTAACGATATCCTGGCCATAGTGTGTGATTTTAGTATTAGAACAAAGAACACAGTGGCTCAGAGGGTCTTCGTTGCAATCTCTTACCGCCTCAATGATTCCGCTCCCAGGCCGGAGCAGACCGCTTAAGGCGCAGGCATAGGGGAAGAAGCGAGGGCAGTTATAGACTACGAGAGGCCGCCCTTCAAGTTCAAGTTCCTCCCGGAGTAAATCGTAGCAACCAATACATTTGATATTCATGCCTACCTCTATTTAGCTAGCGAACTTGTTGGTCCCTGATTCTCTCCGGGCCGTGCTTGAAATCTTTGCGCGGTCCTAACTCTCTTAGCATCAACAACTCTTTTAGGGCATTGACCGTCTGCTCCTCGAGGTACTCGGAAGAAGGATTCATATGCTGCCGATGCTGGTTCAGCCCGGTTTGGTGGTATCTAATCAGTTGCTTTATCTCTTTTTCTTCCATACCTCTCCTTGGTAGCGCAATCTCCCATAGCTTGCTCCTTTTACTTATTCTTTTGGCCACAGACAGTGCAAAACCAACCTAGAGAAGGGTCGCTGGCGAAAGGAGTCTCATGTAGTGTCACTATTCTGCACTTGGGAATACATTGCTTGCTGTTCAACTGACATTAGTTTGCCTCCTTTCTGGCGAGAATTGCTTCAGCCTCTTTAACGACCTGGCCTTCATCGGTGAACAGGAAGCCCTGGGCGGCGCCGGCCAGCCCCTTCAGCGGCGTGCAGCGCTGATGGTTCCGGGCCATGCGCCTGGGGTTATTCTGTATATACCTGAGGGTCGATTTGAAGTCTCGGTGACCCATGATGTCCTGCAGGACCTTTGGGTCGCAGCCCTCGGCAGCGGCGTAATTTGTGGCAAAGCTATGGCGAAAGGTATGGGGCGAGCTCCGCCGGCCGCTTATGCCCGCTCTCTGGCACAGATGCCGCACCATCTTGTAAATACCCTGGTAGGTCAGGGGGCCGCGCTTCCCTAGAAAGACATGGCTTGAACCGTTCTCAAGCGCTGCGAGACGTCGGTAGGTGGTCTCACTAATCGGGACGGTTCGCTCGCCAGTCTTACCCCGGAGGGTGACAAAGCCCGGGGTGATATCTTCCCAGGCCAGGTTCACGCACTCCCCGGCCCGAGGGCCGATGTCCAGCAGGAGGGTAAGCAGAGCCGATTCCCTTTGGGTAAGGGAGAGAGAAAAGAGGGTGAAAAGCTCCTGGTCGGTAAACGTCCTCATTGCCTTGCGTTTTAGCTTTGGGGGTCTGACCTGGAGCATCAGGTTGGGGATATTGTGAAAGATAAATAGCTGCTTGTAGAAGGCCCTGATAGTGCGGAAGCGGGCGTGGACGGTCTCAGGAGTCACTCCCATATTGTTCAGCCATGACTGGACGGGCTGAGGGGTCTCCGGCAAGTCGGGGAAGGACCGCAAGAAGAGTTCCAGGTGTTTTCGGTATTCCTTCTGTGACCTGGGGGCGAGGCCCCCCCGGCTGAGCATGAACTCTTCGATGGCATCTCGGGTTAGCATTTTATTAAACCCCCCTTTGGACAGTTAATGCACCATTTGTTGTCCAATTCCGCTGCTTTCCTAGGAGTAAAAGTCAGAGGTCCAGTAGTATTCAAAAGCCCGGGAAGGGGGCTAGATTTTGATTCTGTGAGGTCTCTCGCTGGGGAATAGTCTAGCGGTAGGACGCCTGGCTCTGGACCAGGTAGGGAAGGTTCGAATCCTTCTTCCCCAGCCAGCTTAGCCGATGCAGATATGATTCTAAATCTTGTTCTTTTCATGTGCCGCCTCTAGTTCATCTTCTTTAACAAGGGTAGCTCCGAGGGGTATCTCTCGGATCCAAAAGTAGTAGCCCTTCTTAACCTCGACCACCGCCCACCCTAGAAGCCCTGGTTTGCCTCTGGGATCTCCAATGATAGCCTTGACTTTCCCGTAAACGATATCGGCGAATTTCTCCATCTTTTGAGAGAAGGCCAATGTGAACCTGTCCTCATCTGATAGACCAGGCTCTACAAAGACTTCCTGGGGTAGGTCCTCGCCGGCACGTGCATAATGATAGACACCAAAATCTTCTTTCACCAACCTTGTGCCTACGGGAAGCCTCGGATTCAGGTCTACCTGAGTTACATCGCAGTAATTCTTATCGTCACTTATTGAGTACGCGAATACCAT